GCAGAACCTGGGCCTGACCAACATCCACCCGGGCCTGCGACCCTTCTGACGTGTCAGCCCCCAACCTGATGTACATCTCCTTCGGTGGGGGGATGCGACTCGTGGGCGAAGACTACATCCTTCGTGAGTTGTCCCGCCTCGGCCTGACGAAGCGCGGCCTACGCCAACTCTTTCGCAAGCTGCAAGTTCCCCTTATTCACGCCCCAGGCGATCGCGTGCTCGTGGACCTCATCGCCTTCATGCTTGCGATGCGCACCATCACCCGGCCCGGTGCTCCCGACTTCTCCCTGCCCGGCTCCCAGCACCGCCCAGACACCCGCACCTCCATCGAGCCCACCGAGATCATTGACGCCCTTCCCGACTCCGTGTCCCTCATGGAGCACGGCCGCAAGATGTTTGGCATAGTCAAACCCGGCACACTAAGATCTGCAGCAGGCGAGGTCGTATCTCGCCTCAAGGACACCCAAGCTCGGATCAAGAACTAATGCCTCCTACGCCCAGCCGATCACTAGTGGAGATCCTCCGCGAGCTCGCGGGCAAGGACGTCGAGCTGGGCAAGCTGCTTTTTCCAGCTGAGGGCGAGATTCGACGCGGCTTCTATCCCGAGGGCCGACTTAAGCTTGCAGGTGCCCCCGTCCTTACGGGCACGACCGTAGCGGACAAGGCCAGTGCGGCCAAGCTTCTGCAGCTCTCCAAGGACCTTCCGCCCGCCGAAGCCCAGAAAGTTCGGGGCTTGGTCAGCTCACTCCTTGCAAACCTCGAAGGTCGCAGGGCTGCAGTAGCTGGACAAGGCGTTGAGTTGTTTCCCGGTCAAAGCAATCTTGGCCGACAGCTAGGCGCCCGTAATACACTAGATCCAAAGCAGTTGCTTGCTCTTGTTAAAGAGACGATGTCTAATCCTCTTTACAAGGGCCCAAGCTTTGAAGAGTCAATGCGTATGGCGGGGGGCAACCCCCTAAAGCTCATGCTTCCACCTAGTGTTGTTCTGGGGGCTCAGCGTCGAGCAGTCATACGAACCTTGCTGCCTGTTGCCCGCGAAGCGCGTCTACGTGGTGAGGCCCTATCTATTCCTAGCCGAGCCTCTAGGCAGGGTATGTCAGATCCAAGCGAAGTGCTGAAGGAAATTCGCCAGACTGCAGAAGGTGCAGGAGGTTCAAAGGGTCGTCGGTATGAACCTGTGCTTCCGCAGAAGAAGGAAGTAGCGCCATCTAAGTTGTCTTCTAAAACCACTAAAGCCACCCTGTCTGACATTTTTCCAGGTCTTCAATTTGAATCTCGTGGGGGAAAAGTTTACATCTCTTGGCGTGGCCAAGAACCTGTTACGATTGCAGACGCTATTAAGTTGACTGGAGATGAGCCATACACCAGCACTCTTCTTCGGGGTCTAGCGAGCCTAGAGCAAAAGATGCGCAAGCTGCCTACGCCCACAGGCAGAGAAGCTAGTGAAGCTTTTGCTCGTAAGCTTCGAGGAGCCAAACGCTACGTTGAAGACAAGACTCGTCCCAGCGGTCACGTCGAAACCTCTTGGGATGACATCAAGGCTGCTCGTGAAGAACGACAAGGCAGCATTGAAAACCGAGAAGCTCTTGGCCGTTGGCGCATGAGCAAGGCAGATGAAGCTCGTAGGCTGCCTCCTCCTCAGGCAAAACCACCAAAGGCTCCAAGCGAAAATCAGTTGGCATTGTTCTTTAGAAAACTAGGACTGGGTTCTGAAGATTTGAGCCCCATGCAAATGCGGCTACAAGAGGAATTGAAAAAGGCAGCTTCGATTGGATCTTCGCCATCCTTGGTTAATTTGACTGCAAACGAAGTTGGCAAGTATTTGAATCGAGCCATTATCAATGAACAAATGGCTAAGCGTGGTAGAATTCCTCTTGCTGCTGACGTAAGAGCTGGAATTGGATCCAAGCAGCGTATTGCAGCCCACAACCAGTTTGCCAAGATGATTGAAGAAGCCGCGTTGCAGCGAGCTGCAGAGGGACGCTCCTTACTTGCAGAGGCTCTAAAAAAGGCCTCCAAGCAGGAGCGCCCACGCACGGCTGCAGCCACCGCCCTGTTGGGCATGCGTGGCATGAAGAAGCTGGGTATTGAAGACGCCCAGGCACAACTCATTGATGCCCTCCTTAGTCAACCGGGTGGCAATCGAATTCTGCAACAGCTGACGCAAAAAGCCATTACGCGCGGTGTGCGTGAGCGTCCGTACGGCAAGATTAAGTTGGTGCCCCAGCCCAAGCCTGAGCCACGACGTGCTGCGGTTGGCCGCATTCCGGCTGGTCCTACCAAGAAGATTAAAATTGCTAGACCTGCTCCTCCCGCACCACAGCGGGCGCCGGAAGTGATGCAGGATTACCCGCGACAGCAAGCACAAAAGGCTTCTGCTTCACTGCAAAAAGTCATGCAGAAGTTCAAGAGGCGGATCCATCCGCTGGACTGGGAACGCTTTATCATTGACCTGTGATCCTGAGTATTCTGTCCAACAGGTAATGCCCCCCGCCCTGCCTGACCCCAATAAGCCGCAGGACCCGTTGACTTCGTTCTTCCAGAGCGAATCCGTGGGGGGCGCACTCCAGGCCTCGGGCTTTGACATCCACGAGGAGATGGAAACGCTAATCCGTCACTTTCGTGACACGGATCCCAACGTATCGTTGCGCGCTCATGCTAGACTGCGCCACGTACTCAGGGAGGTTGCACAGGCATCGGGCCTGATCCAGCGCCAGAGCGCTGAAGCAATCGAGACGCACGAGGGCCGCAAGGTGAAGGTCTCCTTCGAGACCAACAAGCTGGTGGCCCGCATCAACCAGGAGAACATCCATGGCATCGTCAACCAAGACCGTCCGGAATTCGCCAGCACCTACCTCCCAGCCTCAACTGGTGGTCCCCCCACCGCAGGAGGATCCGCTGTTCATTCACACGATCCTGCATCTGGAGGCGATGGACGAAATGCAGATGTCCCGAGCAGCGGGCCAGATCCTGTACGACCTTGCGATCCAGGACCCAACGATCAACCTGGCGAGCCCGGAGATCCTTGGGATGATCTTGAAGACGACGATCAAGACGGATGAGGGCAAGGTCAATCCTGCCCACTACCCGTTGATCCGTCAGTACCTCAGCCACTCGCTGGTTGCCAAAGAGCCCCGTCTTGTGGCCATGGCTTTTACGCGAATCATTGCTGTGCAACTGTATGCGGCTGGAACCTTGACCAATGCAAATCAAACGCATCGAGCAGGGGCCAGCAAATCCGCTGTACCCGCTTCCGCCTGACTACGTCACTCTGACAGCTGAAGGTCAGCGCCTTGCCCGCGTGAACGCGTCGCGGCAGTGGCTACTCCCAGCTCCGGATCTCAAGATTCGGGCTGTTGACTTCATTTCTGCCATGCGCTTTTTTGAGGCTTACTACCTGTGGCCGGACGCGGATGCGGACTTCAACCCCCTCTTCTTCGACGACAATCCAGTCCCAACTCCCAAGGGACACATCTCCATCTATAAAGAATGGGCTACATCCCGATCTTCTATCGCCGTGGCGCCTCGCGGGTACGCGAAGAGCAACTGCATCCGCAAGTCGATCATTATGCAGATGCTTACCCGCCCGGCCTTCTCCTTTATCTACGCCACGAGTTCGCACGACAACGCGCAGCAGACCTCCCAGATCATCAAGACGCAATTCACCGACAACTCCAGGATCTTCGACGATTTTTCACCTGAGTTTCCAGATGGACGCATCGTTCCCCGCCGAGGCGAGGCATCCTTCGGCTTGGAGATGATGTACCTGAAGAACGGCTCGTGGCTCCGCGCCATCTCCGCCTCCAGCAAGCAGCGCGGTGGCCGACCACGGTGCTACATCCTGGACGACCCCGAGTACGACCCTAAGGTCTCCACCTCGATGGCCGTACTCCGCGACTACGTGGAGAACCTGCTGTTCAAGATCGTGATGCCCATGCTCACCCGGCCTGACACCTCTGTCCGGTGGCTGGCTACCTTCGTCTCCCGCCGGCACTACGCATGGCACGCCATGCAGACCGAGGAATCAACTTCAGGCCCCAGGGCTCGGGATCCCCGATTTGACTTCTGGTCCCGAATGCTTCTTGACTCGGAGTACGAAAAAGACGGTAAGGTCCACTCCTGCTGGCCCGAGATGTGGCCCCTCAGCCGTGCAGACAAACTTGCGACTCCAGATCTTGCGAACCGTCTTTCCCTTGAGGAAATCAAGGAACGAATCGGCAATAGTGTCTATCTGGCGGAGTATCGCGGACGTCCCGGTGAGAGCGGCGAAAACTTCTTCCCGCCCCTCGTCCGTGAAGACCACGGCTGGTGGATTGAGGATCCGGATCCGTCCTTCGACACGGACCCAGTGACCTCCAATACAAAGATCGCGTGGGGGGAGAAAACCGGAATCAAGGTGCTCCCCATCCGGGACTTCCTGCTCAACGCGCTCACCTTTATCGCTGTCGATACGTCTTACACGCATGGGCCTGACTCGGATTATAAGGTAGCAGCCGTGATGGCGGTTACCAGTGACAACTGCCTATTTGTTCTCGATATGTGGGCTGGGCAGGTCCCCGAAGACCAGCTCATCCGAAACGTGTTCCGGCTGGCCGACAAGTGGAAGGTCCCCACCATCCACCCCGAGGTGGTCCGCGAGTCCGTCAACCTCTACCAGCAGCTGGAAACCCTTGTCCGCCAGCGGGCTACGGAAATGACGGGCACCGCCCACCTCCCCAAGATCATGCCCCTGCGCGTGGGCATGCTTCAGAAGGAAGCCAAGATCTCCGGCCTGCTGTTCCGCTTCGAGCACAAGCTCCTGAAGCTCCCCATGTGGAAGCGCATGGACAGGCCCTGGCGCGAACTGTTTGACCAGATCGAGCAGTTCAACCCCGAAGCCCGAGACGGCGGCCTTGCCCACGACGACCACCTCGACACCGTGGCCATGTCCTCCATGATCCTCAAGTTCCGCCTCCCCAAGCGGGCAATCGAACCCGTGGGGGGACTTTCCGCCATGGACCGCCTGAAGGCAGGTGAGCTACAAACCATGGGGGTTCCCACCCTTGCGATGGTTGACTGGAACAAGATCAACACCGAAGATGTCCTTGACATCCTGAAGCCAGAGGAGCCCCTTGACGATGGCGAAACCCGAGTCTGATGGCAGTTACGTCACCATTCCCTACTTCCTGTATGAGGCAATGGCACGAGCGTACTACGGACGGGTGGCTGGAGACTTTCCGGTAACTCGCCCCATTGCGAGTGAGTCCCCCCAGCCGAAGTTCACGGGTGACTTTGTTCTGGACGAGGAAGAGATCCCCACTACCTGGAAGCCCCAGGGACTCGCAGCTGAACTGAGAAAGAAGAAGACCCGTGCCACAGATTCCGCTAAGCCTGCCGAAGAAGCCTGAAGACATCGCAAAGCTCCTTCGGATGCACACCGATAGGGAGCGGCTGCGCTACAACTATCGCCGTTCTATCTGGCTGCTTGCGTGGCACTACCTGAACGGCGCCCGCCGGTTTGACGTGTTTGATCCGCTGACCGGCCGACTGACCCCCCAGTACATGGACAAGGAAGGGAACATGGAGTTCCAGTCCCAGGATCTCCTGTCCATGATCGACCGTACCGTGGCCCGCATCGCGTCCATGGATCTGCGGCCCAAGGTCATCCGCAAAGGCACCAGTCTCAAGATGATTCGTGAGCGCTCAAGTGTCCAGATCATTTCTGACTCACTTGTCTCAGATCACCAGTTGTCCCAAGTAGTCAGTGACTTTGCACACATCTTTGTGACTCTGGGATGCTGCGGAATTACCGGGCACATTGTTGATCTGCCCACGGTGGGTCTGACTGCTGATCT